GGAAGAAACTAGCTAGTATGATCACTATGCGGATGCCGTTGTTAGCAGGATCAGTATTAGGTGGACCATTATTAACAGCTGCATTATTAGTGTACTCAGCGTATGACATATATCAAGTATTACAAGAGATTGATAAACTTGAGAATAGTGGTTCTAGTGTAATGGATTCAACCAAGGATAAACTAGACTTATTATCTCCTAATACTACATTCGTTGGAGCCCAAACACAATCACAAGCTGATGTACTTGAACGTGTAACAAAGCTTCGTACACAAGCTCTCCAGCCAAGTTCAGATTCAGATATTAACCTATTTGGTAAGGGTAAAGAAACTGGAGTTATTAACTCTGGCAATACATCTAACTCAGGTAACATTATCAACAACATTAACTATGGTGGAATTGACTCTACATTATCAGGAAGAGTCCCTACTGAAGGAATGATTACTCCCGGATACTAAAAAACCCGCAATTAAGCGGGTTAAAACAAGGAGTGTTTTAAATATTTATACTAGGCTTCTGCTGCTAACTTAGCAAAGTAACTCATAGTATCATCGGTGTTAGCGGCAGGTTCTGCGGCCATTGTCGATGTTGGTACATCATTAAACGGTGACTCAATCTTCTCATCTAAATCAACTTGTTCAGCACTACTAGTAACTGCACCATCTTCACCAAGTACACGAGTTAACTTAAGATTAAGTTCGTCATAGCTCTTGTATGTAGAAGGATCAATAAACTCTTTAAGAGAATACTCTTGATTATAGATAGTTTCTAACTTGTCATCTTCTGCTAATGGTTCAACCGGTCCAAACTCTGAACGATCATAGTTTCTAAACCCAGCTACCTGTGCAATCTTGATTTTAAAGTTAGCACCTTTCCACATATCAAATGGGTTAACCGCGGTTTCATCAGCAAACTTAGGTTGCATAGCGTCCATCAACTTCTCAAAGATCTTAGCACCATACTCGTATAAGAATGTTTTACCATTGTTTGCTGGATTCTCAGGATCAGATACCACCATGATATTAGATACGTAATGAAGTCTACGCTTACGCTTACGGGCAACTTCTTTATCCGATTCAATACCAGTATTCCATAACTTAGAATTCATTTCTGATACAGGATCATCCTTACCAATAGTAGTTAAACTCTTCTCTACATACCATTGACCAGTAGGACCTTGAAAGAAGTGATCCCAGTATTTAGCCCAAGGTAGATCATCACCTTCAACCGCTGGAAGGAAACGGATAACGGCATAACCATTACCTGCTTTATCCACGGTTGGCTTCCACATACGATCATCACCGTATGATTTCTTTTTACCGCCTGCTTTTTCAGCGGCACTTACTAATGAATCCATATTCATTGCTTTTTGTTTTAAGTCGTTAAAACTCATATATTACTCCTGTATATTATTTGTATTATTTGTATATTATTTGTATCATGATGTAAAAGTATTAAGCACAATCTTCATAAACTTATCTTTATTAAAGTTTAAAAATGGTTGATACTTAACTACCTTGTTGTAGACGTCCGGCCACAGTATTGTTTCCGTAATCTTCCCGTTTGCATCTTCAATAAAACCTGTTAATGCATTAAGGATACACACTGTCTCTAGCGACACTGTTTCTTCTAAGTATTTATTTATAATGATTGGATAGTTATCTTTATACATTCCTATCAATCCGTCTAAACTATACTCAGAAAGTTCTTCAAGTTCATTCTTAAAATTATAAGAAAGACTCTCAATTCGTTTTAAGTAATCGGTGTATGTAGCTTCATCACGTACCATATCACCGCTCCACTTATTACCTGCAACTTGATGAGCTGCAAAGTAACCCATTACTTCTTCTTTTGTTTTAAATCGTTTACCAATCTTTGTCAATTGATATTTATCAGGTCTTCCCCAATAAGTCTTTTGATTTACTCTTGTCTTAAATCTATATTTAAATGCATCATACTTAGTATTAAAGTGCATGTTAATAGCGTGGGCAATAGTAAAAGTTTCAAATCCATCCATCATATAATTGTTTGTATAGTTATATTATAACACAAAACGTGGTAAAAGTACAGGCTTATTTTAAAATAAAGTGTATTCTTTTTTCCCGCCTTGCAGCATGTTTAAGTCTCTAGCTTCTGCTTCGATATGTTCAATCAATTGGGGGGTGACCAACTTCTTAGCATCTCGCACATCCAAGTCGTTGTCTTCACATAATTGAACAATAGCATCTATATATGTAGCACCTTTACGGGTGCGAACAAATGTTTCTACCATTCTACTAAAGCTTTTCTTGTTTATATCTTCTACTTGCATTGTAATATTACCATGTTTTCATTAATCCTTCCGTTAGCTTTAGAAGACTTAGTTGTAAGACCTTCTACCATTTTACCAATTTGTGTAGTGCTCTTTTTAAGAACAATAGGTATTACCTCATTCGGTTTGCGTAATGTAATCTTAAGTGATGTCTCAGGATCAAAGCCTTTAACTGAAGAACCAGACACTGTCATACCATCAGGACTTAATGAGTTCAAAATAGTTAACTGCTTATTCTTTGTATTAAACAAATAGATATGCATTGATGTTGGCACTCGTAATGGGTTAATACTTGTTAGCTTAAATTCAGCATTTTGTTTTTGATATTTAAGCCTAGCAACTTGTTTATCGGCACCTTTAATTTTCTTAGTAGTTATCTTTCGAACAGCTTTCTTAGATGCTCTAAACGACTCAAGATCTTCAGAGAATTGATTAAGAATCTTAACACGATCTTGTACATCCTTTCGTGTTAAATGTGCATACGATTCAAGTATATACTCATCCTTTTCTAAGAACAGTGTATAGTCAACAAGGTATTCGTTAATCCAGCTTTCAATCTCTTCAAATCGTTTAATGTCATGAACCTGCATTTGTTTGTATAAGTTAATCTTTAAAGGTTTACCACCTTTAACCCAATTATCTTCAAGCAGATAGAGATCTTCCATTACGGTATCAAGAACCTTTTGTTTCATCCTCATTTGAGGGGTAATAACAAATTTAGTCTCTTTAATCTTAGCTTCCTTTTCAGCAAGCTTTAGTAATTTTTTACCAGGTTCAATTAATGATTGTAGCTTATTAATAACCCATTCTTTACCATGTGCATATTGCTCTGGCAAGGTGTTGTCTAATTCATTCCAGTATATAATAGAAGCTATATGTGAACCGGTGAATTCGTATTTGGGATTAGCATTAATAGCCAGTGCGTCAGACTTCGAGAACTCCTTCTTGATGTAATTCTTAACGATATCAACATAACCCTTAGCATCAATTTCAATATGCATGTATTGTTTAAACTGATAAAAGGTTCCATCAAGTGGCGCGCCTGCAAGGCCTGATTTAGCTCTTGCTCTTACAGTCTTTTTACCCATAGTATTCACCTTTAATAGTATCGTTTGCAACATCTACTAAACCAGAATTTGACCAGTCAGCTTGATTTTCTTCATCAGTGCCATGCATAACCTCAGGTGAATAAGCTCCACCATCACCCCATTTAGCTGCTTTAATACTATCAACCTTTTTCATGTAGCGATCAAGATGTTTGTCTGCAATAGCCCGTGATGATTTGGAATTTTTAGCTAACTTATTAATTAAATCTTCGTCTTCGATCAATGTATGTGCGGCCATAGAGATAGGTAGCTTAGATGTACCTGTCAGTCTTCTAATTCTTGCTTCATATTGTAATTTTTCTCTTCTGCTCATTCCTACTGTAGTCATTTGTAACTCCTTTTTTATTGCTTATATATCTATTATACCATAGTTTGCAGTAAAAGTACAGGTATTTTGCACTTATTTTGCATAAATATTTTGAATGAATGTTTCGAATGCCTCCACCTTTTCTACCCGATCAGGCCACTTGATGTACTCTTTCTCAGGATTTGCTTTAAGGTTATTCAATAAAGGTGTAATAGCGTTATACAACTCATCCAATTTCTCTTGGGCTGAATCATAATTACTAGAGCTTTGCTCTACCACCTTACTTAATTGCTGGACTGAGTCTAAATCTTTCTCATCGATAAGGGTAAAACCAAAATCAAAATCATCCATATAACACCTTAATCCCTAACGTCCAGTTTTCAGCCGCGTCTTCAACATATTGTAATGACTTAAATGGAAAGTCTTCTGTTCCTAATCTAAC